ATAAGTCTGTATTATCATCATCACGCTCATATATAGTATTGTCGATGACAGCATTGTAAAATTGCCTTGTACCTGACACACTATAGTTTCTGTTATTGTAAATAAGTCTTTTCATACGCTCCGCTACTAACGATACCTGCCTAAAGCTCTCCTTTGTGTAATTACCTGCAAAATCCACTTGGTAACTGATAAGGATTGTATAATCTCGTACCATTCCTGTATTAATTTGCTCGTTAAGATCATCTGACACAGGCTGTAATAAAAAACTTTGATTAGATTGATGTTCATCGTAAAAAATCTGAATCCCAAATTCATCAGCAATGATACTATGTAAATTATCAATGACTCGTTCATAGATGACATTGTTAAATGATATTGCCATTATCTATAGATCTGTCCACTGCGCACAGTTCCTATTTGAATTTCATCAGATTGGAAGGTCACACTCCACTCATCAGACGCAGTATATACACCAGCTTGGAAGCGTATTGATGCGCCATATGCTAGTGGCTGATAATCACCATTCATTACTTCTGCATCTACAGATTTATGTCTTTTTAGTCCTGTATCATCTTTTGTAAATACATCGTACTTCACTGTACTTGCAGTACCAGGTGTGAATGTACCTGCGGTACTAATCACTACTCGCACTTCATCATAATCTGTACTAGGCGGACCATACATCTTTACATCTTCAATGTAGCCAGTGCTACTACCATTCACACTAATCTCACGAATAACGCCAGATTCTGAACGAAAACTAGTTTCATTCCACATCACGTAATCACGTGACTTTAATTTTGTGAGCATACCTTCATCACCTAATACCTGATCTTGAAGTTCTGATGCTTTCTCTGGATCTTGGCTACGCACTAAATCTGCGCAGGCTAATAACGCATTGCATCGTATTATAATAAAGTCATATGGTCTATCTGATGCACCTTGATAATTGCTGTTACCACGCTTATAGATAGGTCTATTTAAATAACTGCGCATATGATCGGCTTGTTCTTTCACTACGCGAGTTTTTAAGTCTTCCCAATCTTGTCCTGCTTCACATACACTAGAATTAAATGCACTAACAGAGCTAGATGCTAAAAATACGTCCACATAATCTGAGGATTCGTTATATTTAAATTCGTTATCTGCATTAGGAGTATCAGATACTTTCGTTAACTCTAAACCATCTTTGTATAAATTTTCTATATATCCAGTATTATGTAATCTATAAAGATTCGTAGATGGATTTGTCCAACTCGAAATTAGTACACGCTTACGATCATAGCGATCTATATCACTAAGAATAGCCTGTAAATCAGTTGTTATATTGCAGAATGCTGTTAAGTAACTCATGCTTTTGCGATCTCATTAGTTATACTACTAGTAGGTAAAATGGTTACATCGGGAATATCTGCGCATATAATTAGCGCAATCATCGTTCCTAAAATCATATCAATATCTGTACGCGGATCGTCTAAATCTTTCGCCAATTCTTTTAGCTCGTGCATTACAGTAATTAACTTGTCTATTCTTGCAGCATCATCCATATTTTTGTACTATCTCGCAAAACTTCTCTGGAGTACCAGCACCTTTTGCAGTGTTATAGTACACTTTCCATTGCGTTGCTTGATCCTCTAATGTTCTTGGTAGTTTTTTTGGTATTCTACGTAGGTGTAATCTACAAAAAACTATTTGAGCTGCAAGATTAGTAGTTAAGATATATTCCCAATCCTTTTCTACTGGCGCAGTAAAGTGTGACCAATCTAAATAGCATGCTTTTGCAACTTTCTTCATTAGCTCTTCTCGATACTGAAGATAGTTATTTATTATATCTACCGCTACCCAAGGTTCACATTGATAGACACCACGCGCTGGACCTTTGATTTGCTCTAGATAAATATACTTTGACTCCACTAAGCCAATATTATAAACAAACTCTGCTGCTTCAGGAGAATATAAATCTATCTTCTGTAAAACACGCTTAATGAGTCCTTTTATTTGGTCTGGATTGATCATTTGCGCTTCATGCCTTTCTTCATCTTCTTCTTTTTAACTTTGACTTTCTTTGACTTCTTTTTCTTTCCATAATGGTACGGCATTATCTTGCTCTCCTTACTTTCTTGGCAGTTCTTTTAGAATAACTAGCGTTCTGTTTACCTTGCTTACTAGCAGCTCTTTTCAGCCTATTCTCATATGCCTTTTGTGATTTCGTTAAATTCTTACGTACACTAGCAGGTAAGTATCTGCCTCGCTTTTTGCGTGGTTTCTTTTCATCACCTTTCGTGACGTAACCCCAATTTTGCTTACTCCACTTTTTTAAACTCTTTTGTGACTTCTTTAATGCCATTATTTATATCCACCGCCTGCTTTCTTATATGCTCTCGCTAACATCTGAGCTTTCCTTGCACTCCATTGACCTGCTCTACCACCTTTATTACCTGCTTTAATGCGATAAAAGATCCGTTTACGTAACGATGGTTTGGTGTAATTGCCTGCTTTATTTACAGATGATTTCTTTTTCATTTACCTACCTTTCTCATTGCACTAGAATGAGATTGACCAAATGTTTTACCTCTACGCATTGCAGATACCATAGATCGTAAATGTTTTGCAGTGTGATGTCTTGCGTGTCTACGCATTGAAGATACTTGTCGTTTACTTAATCCTGTAACACTAACACCTTTGACTTTCATTACCACTTCACCTTATTTGACCAGAATTTTGCTGAAAACTTATTAGTTGTTCTACCATGCCTTGCATAGTATGCGCGTCTTCTGGCCTGTTGAGATTTACTCTTTGGGTTCTTACCTGCGCCACGCACACCTTGCTGTCCAAATCTCACTACTTTATATCTACCACCACTAGATGCCATCACTACATGTGATTTTGTTTTGTGACTTGGTGTACGTTTTGGTTTATTTACTCCACGTAGACCTAGCCTACGCATCGTTGATTGTACTCGTGCAGGTACTGCCATTACTTACCTTTAATTAAACCGATAGTAATAGACTGGATCACTTCTACTAACTCTTTAAACATCTTGCCTTCTTTCTCTTCTTTTACAAAAGGTATGTTAATCTTATCGTTTAGTAGTTGTGCCAGTTTATCTGCAAAATCATTTGATCCAATATGATCCACTGCTTGGTCTTGCATTTTATCTGCTTGTTCTTCGGCTAGCTTTACTAGCATTGATTTTATATCCATTAGACGAACCTCATTATTATGTTTATCATTATAGGAAAAGTAACAAGAGCTACCGCTCCCCATGTTTGAAATCGAGCAATATCAGTATCATGGTTACTGACCTTTCCATTAAGTCTTTCTAAATGCTTCTCTATCCTATGTAAACTAGAGTAGATGTTTTTAAGTCTTTCATCGTGCCTTGTTAATATTCTTGTAAAATCTTGAGCGTCCATTAATGTCTCCCGTTACCATTCATTCTACTCATTATACCATCCATTCTTGAGAGTTGTTTTTCTAAATCGCTAATAGCTTCCATCATCTGTTCATACCTTCTATCTCTTACAGCATCTGATTCATTCCATCTATTAATTAGCTTTATAATCATTCCTTCCATGTTATTGATACTTTCGGATTGACCTTTATTTTCTACTTCTAAATTTTTTAAAGATTCTTGTTGAGCCTCTGATTTCTTTGACAAAGACATCACTAGATATACAAGCAACGCACCGCATATACCTATCATTCCTGCTTCGCCATATATTGCCATCATATCCATTTATTTCTTTCTCTTTTTCCAACTCATTGGATTTAAATTGATTTTTAATTCTTTCTCATAGAAAGATATTTTCTCTTCTAGTTCTTGTCGTTTCGATTCTTCTTCCATTGTATGCTTTGCCAGTAAATCTTTAATTGTTGTATCCGCACTAATAAGTTCAGTTTCAAGCCTAGCAATCCTATTTTCCATACGCACACCATAGTAGCTAATACCAGCAACAAAACATAATATTTGAAATAGCCACTTAATATTAAGATGTATACTAAAATTGTCATCGATAACATCAGCGCGATAGCTTCTAGCAGTCTTTTCACTCATCTCTTCCTTATTGATTCCCATCTGTTGTGAGTAAAACACCACATGTCTTGATTAAAACTAACATGATCCGCATAAAAATGTAGCGTAGAATCTTGATCCATTACCTCGATAAACGTATACATAGAATCACTAGGATTCGGTTCATATCCGCCTATAGACCAACCATTAGAACAACTACTCACTATAAACATACTTGACACTAATACTATAACTCGTACTAACAACTTCAAAATCTCCGCTTTTTAATTTTTTAATTACTTTATTCATAATACCATCCACCATGCTATTGCAGTTTCTACCACTATATCAGACATTGTATTGTATGCCCATGCACGCTTTGTCTTATAAGGCTGGTAGTTCTCGATTATCCATTCAAATATTTCCCAGGCGATACCAAGTATCAAAACACCTAAAACGCACCATAAATCGCTAAATCCACACCATTGGAAGATCTTGCAAAAGAATGCGCCTGCTGCGAGGTGATAACTAGTCCAACCATCAAGTTGCCCAGTCTTGTATTGCCATGCTACTAACTTTGCTAAAGGATTGTTCATCTATCCACCACCTGGTTGTTAATAATTTTATGAGTAATATAGTCGATGCGCCCATGCCCATTAGAATGTTTATCTGCGCATGCAGCAACATATGCATTCTCAATCGTTTTAAATGAGTCGCTTTTGCGAGTTATCTCACCATCAACCATTAAGAAATAATCTTTTGAGTTTGGATATTGTATTGTCACATAAGAACCATCAACCATCTTGATAACTTTCACCATATTAGGTTTAGTATTCTTGTGCAAAACTACATCATGGTCTTGAGCGCATCTCCTGACAATCATTACTCTACTTCAGCCTCTACGACTTCATCGTTAAGTGATTGCCTAAGCATATTGATAAACGCTTCCTTACCTACAGATAACTGATCAGCCATAAACTGATTGCTGTTCTGTTTGTTCTGAATGTCGTTAATATGATTTACCATCATCTTTTGCTCATCAGTCATATCCTCAATGATATACTCTTTATCATCTAAGTTCAAGACTGGCTTCTTTTCTTTTTTTGCCATTATTGACTCCTTGTTTGTTATTTAGATTCTAATTCTTTTACTTTCGCTTCAAGAGTTTCTATTCTATTTAAAGCTTCTTGCAGAGCGACTATGCCTTTCATCTGTAGTATTGAATACTTTACAGACTTTGTTGTTGTTCCTAAATCTTTACCATCTACATCTCTATCAATAGCTTCCGAAATAAGGCTAGGCGATACTTTTTCTAACTCTTGTGCAACAACTCCCAGTTTAAAGCCTTCTGCAACATTATCTTTAAACTTAAACTTTCTGAATCTTACTGCCTTAATATCATCCCATTGAGAATTGGCATCTTCAATATCCTGTTTTAGTTTTTCATCAGATATTGCACCATAAGAATTATTTGTATTTAATAAATTTCCACCATCTGTAATAACACATTTTGGAGTTCCAGCATTTGTAAAGTTTGCTAAATTATAACTGTTATTTGTAGTAGTCCTATCACCTTGAATAGTTAGAATACTTGAACTATAATTGCTAGTATTTTCACTTCTAATAAAAGCAATAACACCATTAGTGCTACTATCCATAGTAGCATCAATCTGACCAGAGTACATTTTAGCTCTTTTATCTTGAGCCATATAAATAGCAGTTACATCTCCATTACCAAGAGTTACTGAGTTATCTGCTACACCAGTTGCATCCTTACCAATTACTATTTGATTCGTTCCATTTACTGCTGATGGATTAGCTTGAGAACCAATACAAACATTACCTGTACCATTATTAATGGTAAACCCAGCCTTGTAGCCAATAACAGTATTTTCAGTTTCAGCTCCATCTGCACTACCCATAGCATCAGCACCTATTACTGTATTATGAGTTCCAGTTGTTGCTCCGTCTAAAGCTCTTGCACCTATTGCAGTATTAAAAGATGCAGATGTATCGCTTGCATCTATATTTAATCCAGCTAAGGCTCTATATCCTACGGCAGTATTATCGCCACCATCAATATTGGCTAGTAGTGATTCATATCCAATTGCAGTATTGTAATCACCTTGCTGAAGAGCTTTAAGTGATTGATAGCCAACTGCTGTTGCT